AAGGCGCGAAGCTGACTCCGCTGGACTTCCGGTTCTTCTTTTTCCCGTGGCATCGCGAACCGGGATACCGGCTGGACCCCGACGGCGTTGTGATCCCGGATCATCTGACCCGGTATTTCAACCGGCTGCGCGATGAATTTGGCATCGAGTTGGACGCTTCGCAGCGGGCTTGGTACGCGAAAAAGCACGAAAGCCAGGCCGAGGATATGAAGCGGGAATATCCGTCGACGCCTGATGAAAGTTTCGAGGCTTCCATTCAGGGAAGCTACTACGGCCCGCAGATGGGCCGCGCCGAAGAAGAAGGGCGGATCGGCCATTATCCGGCGATCAAGGGACTGCCGGTTCACACCGCTTGGGATATCGGCAAGCGCGATTCAACGGCAATCTGGTTCTGGCAGCGCACGCCGACCGGCCCGCGCATCGTTGGCTATTACGAGAACAGCGAAGAATCCATGCTGTTTTATGCCGACCGTTGCCGCGAGATGTACCGGCAACACGGCTGGAATCGTGCCGACGCAGTTGATTACGTCCCGCACGACGCGCGCGTCGACGAATGGGGTTCGGGGCGCACGCGGCTGGAGCAAATGAAGGAAGCGGGCTTCAATCCGCGCATCCCGACGGAAATGAGCGTTCAGGACGGCATTAACGCCGTGCGCACGCTTCTGCCGCTTTGCACCTTCGACGAGACGCATTGCGGGGCGGGCATCATGGCCCTGAAAGCCTATCGCAAGGAATGGAACGACAAGCGGGGAATCTGGTCATCGACCCCGTTTCATAATTGGGCATCTGACGGCGCGGACGCATTCCGCATTCTGGCAACCGCTTATCGCGACGTGAAGCCTGACAGGAACGAAAAGCAGCGCCGCAAGCCTGAAGGCTTCGCGGGAATGACAATGGCGGACCTGGACGCGGAATTTGACCGCTCAATCCGTAGGGACAAGCGAATTGGCGACTGAACAGGAAGACGCAAAGACAAAGCGCGGCAAACGCAAGGCCGCTAGCTTCTGGCTTAAGCACGTCGAAGGCGCGAAGTCCCGCGAGGACACTTGGCGCAAGAAGGCCGAGCAGATCGAAAACCGCTATCTGGACGAGCGCGACCGCTATTCCGGCGGGCGGGACTATGAACGCCGCGTCAACATCTTCTGGGCCACGACGGAAGTTCTGAAATCCGCCCTGTTCGCGCAGCTTGGCAGCCCGGACGTTCGCCGCCAGTTCCCGGCTCCGGGGCGGGGCAACGATGTTGCGCGCACGGCTGCAATCGTCCTTGAGCGGTCACTTGTCGCCTGCAACAACCGCTATGACCCGGAAGGCGAGATCGAAGAAGCGATATCCGACTATCTGATCGCCGGGCGCGGCCAGTGCTGGCTGGAATACGAAGCGGACGTCTCGCAAGATGATGAAGTCGACGACCAGCGCGCGCGCATCGTATATGTGAATTGGCCTGACTTCCTGCACGGCAACGGCAAATGCTGGTCAAACATCCGTTGGGTTGGCCGTCGGCACTATTACACGAAAGCCGATCTAAAGCGCGACTGGCCGGAAGACGCGGACAAAATCCCGCTGAATTACGTTGTCGATGATGCGAAGAAGCGCGAGAAACAGGACGACGACTTCAAGCGCGCTATCGTTTACGAGATTTGGGACCGGCAGAAAAAGCAGCGCATCTACATTGCCGAAGGCTATGACTTCGAGCTAGAGCGCGTCGACGATCCTTACAAGCTGGAAAACTTCTTTCCCTGCCCGAAGCCGCTTTATGCGGTGAAAACATCGGGCGACCTGATCCCGACTCCCGAGTTCACGCAATGGGAAGATCAGGCGCTAGAGCTTGACCGGCTGAACACGCGCCTATGGCGGCTTGTCGAGGCCATGAAATATTGCGGCGTGTATGACGGTTCCAACGAGGACACTGACACGCTGAAAAACCTTGGCAAGCTGGACGACAACGAGTTCGTTCCGCACGACAACTTTGCCGAACTGATGAGCAAGGGCGGCTTCGCGCAGGCGTTCCAAGTCCGCGAATTGCAGCCGATTGCCGTTGCCATTCAGCAGTTGACCGAGCGCGCGGATCGCCTTGTCCGGTTCATCTACGAACTGACCGGAATATCCGACATTATCCGGGGCGGGACAAACCCGAACGAAACGCTTGGCGCGCAAAAGCTGAAAGCGCAATTCGGTTCGCAACGGCTGGACAAGCGCCGCCGGGAGGTTCAGCGATTTGTTGCCGATCTATACCGGATGAAAGCCGAGTTGATAGCGGAGAACTTCACCCGCGAACGGCTTGAGCAAATGTCCGGCGTCGAACTGCCGACGAAAGATCAGATCACCAATGCTGAAAACCTGTTGCGACAGGTCAAGCGCGTTATGACCGCGCATCAGCAGGGCCAGCCCGTCGATCCGACGTTGCTTTTGATGATGACCCGCGAGCGCGTGGAAGATGCGAAGCGCATCATGGACGCGCCGTCATGGGAAGAAGTCCGCGACGTTCTGCGCTCCGATGACCGGCGCAATTATTCGGTTCAAGTCGAAACCGATATCACCGGATTTGCCGATCAGGAGCAGGAAAAACAGTCCCGCATGGAGTTCATCAAGGTCATGGGGGATATGTTGGAACGAACCGTTCCGGCTGCGCAAGGCAACCCCGCGCTTGGCAAGCTGATGAAAGAGGCAACGCTGTTCGTTGCGCGCGGCTTCAAGGTTGGCAGGTCGCTTGAAGAAGCCCTTGAAGATGCCTTCGACAACTTGGAGCAACAGCCGCCGCAGCAACAGCAGGAGCAAGACCCGCTACAAAAGCTGCGCGCGGAAGAATTGCAGATCGAGGTTGCCAAGGATCGCGCGGACCTGGAGCACACCAAGGCCAAGAATGCTTTGGAACTGCAAAAGGATCAGATCGAGCTTGCGCAGGCCCGCGAAGAAGCGGGCGTCGACGCGGCGGGCAAGGTCGCGGATATCCAGCTTGAACGTGAGAAACAGCAGACCGCCCGGCTGCGCGAAGCCGTCCAGCAGAACGCGGCGGCAATCGACCTGATCAAACAGCAAATCGGAGCGCAGTAAATGCCAGTAATCAAACGCTGGCGGCACGCTTATTCAAGCGATACGCCGCCAAGGCGGGGCAAGTTCGCCTGCCCGACTGTCATGAGAGATATCGAGCCGTTTGTGTCCTACGTCGGCAAAGACCCGGAGTTGATTTCGTCCCGGTCTGAACTGCGCGTGCACGAGAAAAAGCACAAGGTCAAGCAGATCGGCACCGACTACAAGCCGGGCCAGATCACGGCTGAAAACGAAGCGAAGAAACGCGAACTGGAAGAATTGGCAAAAGGAGTTCCAAGCGGATGGACACCGCCGGACGAGACGCTGTGAGCAATCCCGAAGGGGAGACTACTCGCGGCAAGCTGAGCTTGGACGAAGCGGTCAAAACAGCCGTTCAATCTTTGCAGGAATCCGACACGCAAGCCGTCCCGAATGCCGACGCGGACGCGGAGCATGTCGACGAGGCCGAAGACGAAGCGCATGAGGCCAGTGCGGACGTCGACGGCGGCGATCCTGACCCGGACGCGGACAAGGACGCCAAGGACGCGGACAAGGCGGAGACTCCCGCCAAATCCGAAGAAAGCGACTCTGAGAAGGCCGGGCAGGACGCCAGCGAGGCGGCATCCTCAACACTGGACGCTCCCGCGCGCTGGCCGAAAGATCGCAAGGAACAGTTCGACAAGTTGCCAGACGATGCCAAAAAGATCGTCCTGGAGCGTGAAGCCGAGTTCAACAAGGGCTTTACCGAGTATGCGCAGAAGGTGCAAGGCGAGGTCAAACTTGCCCAAACCGTGCGCGAGAGCTTCACAGACGACCATCGCGAGCAAATGCGGACGTCGGGGCTTGATGAGGCCGGAGCAGTCCGGGAGCTGGTCAAGCTACACGACTACTACCATCGCGATCCTGTCAGCTACGTGAAAGCCGCTATCAAGCACCGCCAGCTAACCCCGGAACAGGTGTTCCCGGAATTGTTCGGCGGTGACGCGCCGGATCAGCAGGAAGGCGAGGCCAGCGCGCCAGACCATCCGCAGCACGATCCGGCATTGCAAACAGTGCAACAGGACGTCGGGAGCATCAAACGGTTCCTGAGCGACCAGATCAGGCAGCAGCAGCTTTCGTTCGTCGAACAGACGATCAACCGTCTGGCCGATGAAAAGGACGAAGGCGGCAACCCCAAGCATCCGCATTTCGATGAAGTCATCGACGACGTGATGAGCCTTCTTGAGAGGGACAAGCGCACGACGTCTGGCGACATTGGGCAACTGGATGAAGTGTTGCGCGAAGCTTATGAAACGGCGGTCTATCGCCGCCCGGATTTGCGCCAACAGATCATCGACTCGGAAGTCCAATCGCGACTTGCAGCGGAAACAAAGACAGCGGAAGCCGACAAAGCCCGCAAGGCCGCAACCCGCAAGGGTTCGCCCGGTTCTTCGACGGGCAAGGCGCGCAAGGGGAAAATGTCGCTTGACGAGGCCGTGAGGGCAGCCGTGAACACCGGCGGTTCTATTGCCTAATTTGATAGGAGATTAGGGAAAATGAGCACCCCTAATAGCGACTATTCACAAGCGTTTTCGGCAGCGATTGCGAACTATCGTGATTCTGCCGCCGACGATGTGATGAACAACAATGCCCTGCTTTCGGTTCTGAACGAAAAGGGCAATGCCGACCCGTTCGACGGCGGCGTCGAGATCACCGAGCAGGTTCTGTTCGATGAAGTCGCCGCAAAAGGTTGGTACACTGGCAGCCAGCAGCTTAGCGTTGCGTCCAATGACGTTCTGACGTCGGCGGACTTCGCGATCAAGCAGCACTATGCGGCCATTGTTCAGGACGGTCTGGAAGATATCCAGAACGCGGGCGAAAGCCGGAAAATCGACCTGATCAAGGCGAAGATCAAGGCCGGTATGGCTTCTTCGCAGAATGCCGTCGGTTCCGCGCTGTTCAACTCCAACACCGAAGAAGATGGGCTTGCCATTGGCGGCTTGCAGCATCTTGTCGGCGATACCGCCGCGAGCGGCACCATCGGCGGCATTGATGCCTCGTCTTCGGACAATGCGTTCTGGCGGAACTATGTGTTCGACTTTTCCGCGAACACCCTGACCGCTGGTCCGGGCACGATCCTGACCGCGATCAACACCGCTTGCCTGAACACCGAGCGGGGCAACGAATATGTTGACCTGATCGTCGCGGGCACAACTTATTTCCAGTATTTCGAGTCTGCCTTGCAGGCGAAGCAGTACTTCGGAAGTGAGGAAACAGCGGTTGCCGGGTTCAAGGCTTACAAGTACAAGGGCGCGAAGGTGGTTCATGATCCGAACTGCTCCAACACCCGCATGTATGGCCTGAACACCGACTATTTCTTCTTCCGTCCTTGGAAGAAGCGCAACTTTGCCATTGGCGAGAAGAAGCCGTCGACCAATCAGGACATCTACCTGTGGCCGATCTACTTCGCCGGAAACCTGACCGTTTCCAGCCGCCAGCGGCATTTTGTGATCATCCCGTGACCGGCAGAATAGGAGGCCAGAACAATGACTAAGGTTTATTCTCCGGTTGGTGTTGACCTGACGAAGACGTCTTCGGCGGCTTTGTTCGGCGTTGGCGATTGCGCCTATGGCGAAGACAACTCCGCTTGGATTTACGTCAAGGCGGATGGCGACGGCGTGACGGGCAGCGGCTACGTCGTGCTCCTGGATCGGAGCTATAACGCCGACATGATCGACACGACCAATTCGGCTTCCGCGTTCGGCCAGCGTGTCGCCGTGTCGATGGCGGGTCCGGGCGCGAATGAGTATTTCTGGGCGCAGATTCGCGGCGCTGCCAGCGTTCGCGTTGCCGCGTCGGCGGCGGCCAACGCCACGCTTAACAGCACTGGCACGGCGGGCCAGCTTGCCGATGACGGCTCTACTGGGGCCGAAGCCATCGACGGGCTTGTTCTGACCACGGCGAACGGCGGTTCGGCGGGCACGGCCGAAGCCGTCCTGAACGATCCGACTGTTGGCGCAACGCTGTAGCAGTAACAGGGGCGGGGGCTTTGGCACCCGCCCTTTCCCTTCGCCCTTCCAAGTCTCAACACAGACCGGAAACGGAAGCCGTCAATATGCGGCGTCCCGCGCGACGTCATACCTGCAAATAGGAGGCCAAATTGGCAGAAGTTCAATCAAACATGGTGAGCGACGAGGCTATCGACGTTCCCCATCCCGTCACGATCAGCGACGTGCGCATTGTCGAGCGCACCGAATGGCAGTTCGCGGATGACTGCAAGCCGGACGAGGACACCGGCAAAATGTGCGTTCAGGCTTGCGTTGCCGATTATCAGGAATTGGACGACTTCGGCGGCGTGCTGAAAACCAAGCCGATCATTCTTCACCGCTTCTATGACCGCAAACGCAAGAAATGGAATCCCGATCAGGCGGCAACGGCGGTGAGCGCCGACGGCATGATTGATCGCCGCCATTCAACCGGTCATGTGCGCGCCGGGCTGAAAACCCGGTTTGGAACGCATCTTCGCGAATATCAGAACTGGCTTGTCAGCCAGGGCGCGGATATCCCGCTCGATTTCCTGGGGGACAAGGTTTACCCCGAGACGGTCAAAACCATGATCACTATGGGCATTCTGACCGTTCAGGAACTTGCCGTCGCAACCGACGCGCAGTTGAAACAGGTTGGCGATGCGCTGACCCGGCACAAGCAGCCCATTCAGGCGCGTCGCGTGAAAGAGTTTCGCGACTTGGCGATTGAACGCCTGAATGAACTTGGCGCGGATATCCCAAGCCCGCCTTCTCCGAAGTCCGCCCGCTCCAAGGCGGCAGCCTAATCCAAACAGAAAAGGAATCTTCTCATGGGTGACACTCGTTTCATGGCTGGCGTGGGTATGCAGCCCGAACACGCCGACGCCATTGTCGGAACCGTCGTGAATGACGCGACCGCAGCCGGTTCCGCGCAGGGCGATGCATATGCCATCGTTGCCGAGGCCACGCTGTTCACGACCGTTGCTTCCAGCACGGGCGCGGTTCTGCCTGCCGACGCTGGCCCAAAGTCGGAATATCGCGTTTACAACGGCGGCGCGAATGCCTTGGCCGTGTATCCGCCGTCCGGGGGCAAGATTAACAACGGTTCGGCGGATGCGGCGATTTCCGTTGCGTCGGGCAAGGGCGCGGTTCTGACCCGTCTGGACACGACGAACTGGGGCGCAACCTTCGCCTGATAGGGGGCCTTGATGGCCACGCTTCTTGAAAACTGCCAAGCCGCAATTGAAGAAATTGACGGGTTCGACGTTCCCGGAACCATCTTCGGGAACGACGACCCGACGGCCATTCTGTTGAAGCGGTGCGCAAACCGTGTCGGGCGTGAACTCGCGCGGGATTACAAATGGCAAGAACTGAAAGCCGAACACACGATCACGACGACCAGCGGGGACAGTGACTATGCGTTCCCGACGGATATTCAGCGGTTCGCCAATCTGACCTTCTGGAACGACACGGATCAATGGCCGCTGGTCAACGTGTCCGATATCGGTTGGCGCGAATTGCAGTCGGGCATCGTTGTTTCGGGCGTTCGGTTCTATTTCAGCGTCTTTGGCGATCAGGTCAATCTGTATCCAACCCCGTCATCCTCGTTCACGATCAAGTTTGACTATTATTCCAGCTATTTCGCCAAGGCATCCGACGGCACCGAACAGGAAGAATTTGAAGCCGATACCGACACGTTCCGGTTGCCCGATGACGTCCTGATCCTTGGCGTGCTGGCCCGGTTCAAGATGCGCAAGGGACTGAGCGCGGACGCCGAAATTGCGGATTACCGGCGCGCGGTTGTCTCCCATCTGCGCAACTCCCGCCCGGACAAGATGATTGACGTTGGCGGCGTCAACAGTCGGCGCGGTCTGCAAGACCAGATCGTCGATTCGAGTTGGGATGTTTAAGCGATGGCTAAGGCGGGCAAAGGCAAGCCGTTTCCCATTCCCGCCCCGTTTAAGGGCCTGAACACGCGGGACGGCTTTTCCATTCTCCCGCGCGAGGAAGCGCGGGAGCTTGAAAACTGGCTTCCCGATATCGGGAAATGCACGGTTCGCCCCGGTCATGCTGAATATCAGGAAGTATCCGGCGCAACCGAAGTCACTTCCCTGATGACATGGCGCGGGGCAAGCGGAACGAAACTGATCGGGGGAGCCAGCGACGGCGAGCTTTACGACGTTTCCGGCACGCCAAGCGCGCTGACAACGAACAGCTATTCAGACAACCGTTGGCAAACGGAAACTTTCAACGGCTACCTGTTCGGGGTGAACGCCAAAGACACGCCTTGGCGCTATGACGGATCGTCGGTGAGCGCAACGGGCTTCACGGGCGCAACCCTGACAGACCTGGAGACGGTTGCGGTCTATCGCGAGCGGCCTTGGTTCACGAAAAAGAACAGCGCGGACGTCGAGTATGGCGGCGTTGCATCCGTGACGGGCGCGCTGACAACTTTTCAGCTTAGCCAGATCGCAGCGGGCGGCAAATGCGTTGGCATTGGCACATGGTCACGCGCGGACGCTGGCGACGGGCCGGATGACTTCATCGTCTTTGTCATGGATACCGGCGAAGTGATCGCCTATGCGGGCGACCCGGAAGAC